CAAGGAGTTATTGTCGACGTCGATCTTAAAGACGGAACTTTTGGACACACTTGCACTACTGAGAGGGGAGATTGCGGCGGTATCTTTGTTTTAAGTACCAGTGGAACTGTTGTTGGAATCCATTTCTTAGGATGTCCAAATCCCACGCCTAATCGTGGGCTTATTGTTCCGCTGTCTTTAAACTAGATGGCCCGTTCGATTCAGAAGTTTTCTCCTACTTCCCGAGTTTTGTACTGAATCGACTTAGACCAACACTTAGAAAAAATTATGTTACGGAGGAATTCCGGATGTTCGATTACGGACTAGCCTATACCGGATGGACCCTGTTTCAAAAAGGAAGCTCAAACAAAAATGTTCATTGCGAAGACCCTCAAATGGTTCGCTGGCTGCGAGATGTGGGATATGACTGGAATGAGATGAAGATCATGTATGGTCTGACGCCCCCGAATGCTTCGGCTGTGTACAAGGATTATTTCAAATATATAATGAGTTTTTCGACCAAATTCAATTACTCATTGTTTGAAAAAGCCTGTATATGGCAGTACTATATGTTCAAAAAAGCGTTCAGGGGATTTGACCGTTTTGAAATCCTCAACATCGACCAGGTAATTCCACTGATTGATCGGCCTAAAAGCGCGACAGCATTTCTGAACAAGATCTATGCTAACAAAGGAGATTGTTTAGATGATGTGTCTTTTCGACGTTCATTTGTGAGATTTTTGTACAAGTATTGTCAGGGCGAAGATGTGATGATCCCGTGTCAAGCTGTCAGGAAAGAAGAAATTCGAACCTGGGAGAAGATACAGGAGAACGCTCAACGCTCTTTCATTCTTGCATCCTTATACTACCTTATATTTGGACACTGCCTGTTTGCAGATTTTGACCTACATCATGCTGATAAATGGTATGAGACTCGAACTGCTATGGGAATGCCCTTATTTTGGGGATGTTATGAGAAAAAAGTCAAACCAACCTTTGATACCAAATTCAAATTTTTTGGATTTCGGGACATTGGAAAGTGGGACTCTCGTAACCAGTATTGGATGGCCGAAAAACTCACTCTCTTCTTGTACAATACCTTTTACCCTAAACAATTTATCTCCTTTTATGATCTTTTGGGATCTTGGAGAGTCCATGCATTGGAGTTGGGATTAGAGGATTTTAATATTGATACTTATCAGATGAGAGCAAAGATGAATGAAGATGAAGCTTATGGCCCCGTGATGCTGCCGCAAGGTGAGCTCACTGTCAAGAACCGAGGGACCAACTCTGGAACTAACCGTACAACTCCGAAGAATTGTGATGTTCATCAGAACTTTGTTTTCCAAGGAGCAATAGATTATTATGGGTCTTACTCTTTTGAGGCCTATGAGAAATATTTGCGTGAAAACTGTGATGATATCATTGGAGATGATGAGATGACTGCAGCCATGTCAGATGGGCCTTGGCTGAGGACCAATGCACTCATGCAAGAGGCCGGATGGGAGATTGACTCGCATATAGTACAATCTGCCTACGACCTTGAGTATGTGTCATGTAAACCAGCCTTAGTTGAAACTGAAAGATACGGAAAGAGAATCGTTCCAATTGTGAATTCAGCCAAAGTGATTGCAGCTTTGGGTATGAAGTCCAAACCGAATGAATCTCCGGAAGAAAAAATGGGTTGACTGACATCTGCGCGCCTTTTGTGTGCGTGGACAGAGGAAAGCCCATATCTGGAAGAAGTAAATGAAAAATTTCTGACTAGTTATCCAATCATGAGACGTCATGCACTCAACAAGTCGATAGACGAGTTGAGGTCTCTGTACTTTGGTTCCTTAGAAGGTGTTGCCACTAGTGGAGAGGTTACTTTTTTACTCTCTGCTGCTCAAGAATTCTTTGACTGTATTAATGGTCTCGATACGATTTCTTTAGATGCGAGATTTCGCCAGAAATTGGCACGTTCTCACCAATAGAAATGTGACGTCGATTTATTGGGCAGCGTAACGGTAAGCCCGATAAAAAGAATAAATGAGTGACAACTCAACGAATGGACAACCAAAAACAACAAAAAACGAACTTACAGATGCCAAAAAAGAACTCAAGCGAGAGAAACGAAAACTCAAGAAACTACAGAAGCGACTTGATGGTAAGAGCAATGCGCAGAAGCAGACAAATCCGCCTAATCCGGGAGCAAGCAATGCTCCTGGGGAAGGTGGAAAGTCTAAATCTCGCAAGCCCCAACCCTCCAACAAGGTAGCGAAGAAAGTTGCGAAGTCTGAATATTCCGCGATCGCGAGGTCGTTAATGGATATTAGTAACAACAAGACCGTTATCTTAAGTAGAGAAGCCTCAAGTGTACCTGTAGCCGACGCTAACCCTTATGTGGACATTCCTGTGGGATTTAATTATTTAAACGCTTCTGGTAGATCGCTCCCCAGTACGGAGTGGTTTGCTGTTCAAAGAAAGCACCCTGAATGTGCCTTGATCACATATGAATCTAATCCAAACAATCATGCAGTCGAATATCAATTTTTGAGCTATGATGAGGATACTCAACAACCTCAACTTGTATCAAAAATCAGTGTTGATTATATCGACGTCTACCACCACGTACCTTGGACTTATGCGATTCCAACTACTTCGAGCATAGAAACCTTTATGGGAGATCTATGGTTAGGAGCAACCCCTGATGGAATTGACTTGGACAATGGACGATGGTTCCTGTTGACAGCCGGAATGGTTGTCGCTGTTGAAACGGGAGCGTCTGTACCCACTGAAGTTGGTGGGGCAGAATGCGCGATAGAATTTGTTTTGGACAGATTGATCACTAAGGGAAGAGTCCTGGAGAAAGAGAAAGTTGTCTCTGCCAGCTATCCAACTTCCAAGACCAACCACACATATACGTTTGGAGCAATAACGACAACAGGATGGTATCGCATGCGTGTGATTTGCTATCATGATGCCGACATTCCCATGACTGAAATCGACAAGAAGTACGCCCAATTTAAAGCGACGAACTCTCCAGCTCAGAATAGAACAGATAAAGGGGGAGAAATCTCCCTCTCTGCTTCGAAAGAGAGAGATAGTAGTGTTAAAAGCAATTTTAATAAGCATTATGAGGGTCGATCTATGGTTCGAGACGGTCAGCTTGCAACTACTGACTTGAGCATTGCCTCGATACAAGTAGCGACGACGGGTGAAGTTTTGGCTTGCCGAACATTACCTGACTTCGGGAAAAATATCTTGGCTGTATTGCAAAGTTGTGTGCAAGCAGCAAATATGTGGTTTTGGAACGTGTCCCCAAAGGAATTCCAACAAGGAACGACTGCGTGGGCTCAGCTTGCGAAAGAGGAAGACATTGTGCAGTTTTTGACTGGAGGTTATGAGAAAGTATCTCGATATGGGAGAAGAGATCTAACCAACAAAGTGTTGAAAGCTGCCAACGGAGGATTTGCTTGGGTTAAGTCTGGAGATGAGAGAGACTGGGAAATGTCGAAATACTATTCAATTAGAAATTCGAAGATCGTTGACAGTTTCTATCCAATCTACAGCCCCCTACAATCCAATGTTGTCTATTCTCGAATAACGCAATCACCTGGAACTGACAATTCTTACTTGAACGCTGAAGATGTAATTCTGAAGTGTATCTGGACGATTGTTTATGAGACTGCCGATTCTTGGCGTGACTCTAAAACATCAAGTTATGATCCGTTAGTGACGATGAGAGCAATAGCTGAGCTAGCTAAAGTTTCATTTTGCTTTAGAAATGATGATCATGTCAAAAGCATTGTTGGAACGACTGCGAGGATGGCTGAAGGGATGGGGAAGATGGCCGAAGGGCTACTCCCTCTTTTAGGCGCCTTATAGTTCAACAAAAACTTGGGAACTACCTGCTTTTCGGAAGCTTGTAACCCGTTGTAACCCGGTGGATGGTTGTTGTGTCAGAGCAACAGCGTAACCCGGTGGATGAACGGTGGATGAAGTGGAAGATCATGCGGGGGGATTTCCGTGCTTGATGGCATAAAAGCAACACAAAGCTGCATAGCCTGAGCCAAATGTGCAATTTCAATACCTTAAACCTGAGAAATACTATGGAACCCAACTTATTAGTAACGTATTACTTGCTAGTAAGGGCAGTGGCGAATGCTACTGCTGGAGGAAAGCTCACGTGAAACGGGAAGATAATCACGGCCTACATGAAGGCAAAGCAACAGAGTGGAAGGAGAACCCCCTGTTTTGCA